CGCGGATAGTGATTGAACCGATAGAGCTGTCTGCCGTGGCAGGTTTAATGGTTTGAGTTTTTCCACTGATGCCCTTGGGCATGATTGACCCACGAACTATGTCTGCCGTCAGTGTGCCAGAAGGTAAAGCAGTATTGCTATGGCTGGTTAACCAGAGCAGATCTGTACCGGTGTCATCAAATGAAAGTGATATGGCGTAATGTGGTTTACGTTGTAACTGGCTTGCAGCTGTCTCGTTGTTTACGGTATTGGTTTTCACTTAAACCGCCCGAGCATTAAAACTGTAATTATAAAAAGCGCCGTTATTGCTGATGGTGGGTTTGCCTGTTAGCACCAATGTATAGACTGTTGTGCCGTCATCAATATCAAAACTATACCCACCAAAGATACTGTATAGAAATTCTCGCATGTCATCATGGTTAACTGTGCCACCGGTTGCAGGCATGTAATCAATGCCTATGCTGTAATTTTCTTCTATGTGATAAAGGTCGGTGTAAATCGTGCCCGCCAGGGTTTTATTTTCTGTTTGTACCGGGTTCGGGCTTTCATCAAATCTGGATAGATCGACTTCAATTGTGTACTCGGTGCCAGATGTATGACCGCTTTTAAGCTTTTCTCGGGCGGTGTATGTGATATCAACCATTAGTCAAAGATTCCTGTTTCATCATTATCAATGGCCGTTTCCAGAGCTTCGATAACAACTTCACGCACGTTTTCATTGCCTATTGCACTGCCTTCGATAATAACCGTTATATTTGTACCGGATGATTGTGGTGCCAGAGAAGGAACCTGTTGAACCGGCTGTGTCGCTGTGTCGCTCGGGGCTAATGGCATACTGGATGCAGAGGGACCACTGCCAAATGATGTACCTTTTATGGCTTCGACTTGTGCTATACCGGCTGCCAGGTGGGCGGCAGCCATAGCGGCTGCCAGTGGCATTGGGTAGTTTTCGAGCGATTTAGCGACACCGGCATGAGTGCTGATAATGGCGTTGGCTATGCCTGCCGCTTTATTGAGTTCGAATAATTTTCGGTTATGTTGTGCTACGCCTGACGTGATATTAACCAGTTCACCGACTACGGTTTTAACCTGATTTTTTGATGACATGGCCTGAAATTTTTCAAGGTTTGTCATGCTTTTTAATTTTAGGGCGGCTAGTTTTCCTTCGTGTTCTGCATTTAGGTCGTAGATTAGTTGCAGGTGTTCTTGCTCTGACACAAGATCCTCAATTGCAGCCTCATCAGCAATTGTCAGCTTATTAAAATATGATTGCCTTATTGCATCCTCTTCTAAAAGTAATGATGTATTAAGACGGTCTAGCTTTGATTGCAGTGCTTTAATTTCTTGAGCACCTAAACCAGCATCAAGTACATCATCATCGTCATCATCATCGTCATCATCTTCCTGTGGCTTGTTTACTTTCCACATTCTTGACCTGATTAATTCTAAATTAGATGCTTGACGTACAACTGCCTTTAATAATACCAACTCCCTTTTTGCTTTATCCTCTTCACCAAAATACACAAATTCTTCATACCTCATTTGTGTCTTTACCAGCTTATCCATTATTTCTTGCCGGTGCTGGATACTGCTTCCTATATCCGATTTATTAAACATGTCATACCATGCTTCTGTCGCTTTACCAATCGAAATGGTAATACCCTTTCCCATCCTTCCGATAGCTTTTGTCGCATTATTTGTCAGTTTTATAACATCAATTAACACGCCAGAAAGCTCAACCGCCATTGACTGTCTTAAACCATCAAATTCCGCAGTTAAATCTTTGGTTGCTTCGCCAAGCTCTACCAGTTTATCTGACTCTAATTGAGTCAATGTCACGCCTGTTGCATCAGCCAGTTCCATTAACCGTTTTAGTTCCTTTGAATCATCTTTCAATAATGGCAGCAACAAGGTGGCATCATTTGCCAGTGCTTCCATGATTTGAACTTTTTCACCTTGTGTCTGCACCTGGTTGAGAGCCTTAGCAATGTTTAACAACTGCTGATCGGGTGATAGTTTTGCCATGTCTTCAATGGAAAGATTCAATCCATCGAGCGCTTCTTTGGCTTCGCCTCCTTTATTACGATAAGCATCACCGATTTTTTCGGTAACGTCTTTCATAATGTCGGCCATTTTATCGGCCTGAATGCCTACCGATTCGGCAGCAAATTGCCAGGCGGTTAATGATTCGATGTTGATGCCGAGTGCTTCGGAATATGCCTGCGCCTGCTTTGCGCCTTCAACCTGCCTGCTGATCAGCAACCCGATACCACCAATACCGGCCAGCCCCGCAAAGCCTACGCCCAGCTTGCCGACGATACCGTCAAGTTTTTGCATTCCTGCCGTGGCACTTTTTACAGCAACTTTGGTTTTGTCGCTGGCACTGAGTACAAATTTAGTCTGGTGTGTTGTAGTGACCATCGATCACCCCCATGGCTTTGATGTATTTATTGGGCTGGTTGTATAACCCACCAGATTGAAGCAATACGCCATTTTTATAATGACGGTAAAGCCGCAAACATTCGTGCGTGAAAGCAGTGATTAGTGGTAATAAACAGGTTTTTGATTTGATAACGCTTTTTACTTCCCATTGTTCGTATGACGATGGACCACGGCTACCAGGGCGGCTACCGTCGAGGTCGCAGTGATGATGCGTGCAGGTGGCGCAATCAAACTGCTTGTGGTTTTTTGTTACCTCGACGGCAATCATTAGTTTCCCTCTTCTTCTCCGGTCAGTGTGCTGATGTTGATGATTCGCGAGGCCAGTTCGCTGCGGATCGGGTGTGGAATTAACCGCATGTTATCCATGTTAAAAACAACGGCACCTTTGCTGTCGTTAAAGTTTGCCCAGTCGAGCAGGGCTAAATCAAGACAGCGACTACGGCCTTTGTTGGTGATGAAGACCTGATTATTTTCCATTGTTAAAAAGTCGGCGATTTCTCCGAACTCGGCACCGTCAAGCGGGCGAATTCTGAAGGTTGTCGGGTTTTCACCTTGCTGGCCTTTGGGCTGGTACCACTGCGGGTTTAATCCTTCAATTGCTTTGATCATGGTTTTTCCTTAAGTGAACAGCAGGGTGAATTCGTCATCACCCGATACTTCGGCAGCACCAAAGGCAATATCAAGCGCGCGTTGTGATTCGCGGTCACCCTGGGCTACGGATCGATAAGCCACGGCGGGCATATCCAGCTGGTATCGATTACCGACAGTAGAACCCACCACACCGGTGGCCAGTGCCATGGTGGTGCCTGCTTTCCAATCTGCGTCAAAATCATTGGTGGCGATTAGTTCATCGAGTGGATCGAAAGAGCCTGCTACATCACGCGCTGTAATTCGTAACTGGCCAAAGCCGTCAGACGCGCCGACTGATTTCGGCTTGCTGATGGTGTTGGCTAGATCAAAACTTAAATTGCTGATATCGGCGGCATATCCACCAATATCAAACGGGCGGTTGATGTAGGGAACCGGCACGGTGGCATCATAAGCACCGTTGACAAATGTGGTGTCGGTTGCGGTGCCTTCGTGGCCGGTGAAGGTAAAGCTTGCCATGCCGACTTGCCCTGCTTCCATTTTGAACGATACATTGCCAATGGCGTCTTCCAGCACTTTGCGTTTACCGTCCTGGTAATAGTGAAAGGTCATGTATTGTTGGTTTAATGATGCGGGTTTATAGCTGCATGACGTGCTGGCCACAATGGTTTCGACCATGCCACAAGCCACCATGCTGTGCGCCATTTCGGGCGGGCTGCCTGCAGTGCCTGAACCTTTTAGCTCTACATCAAAACTGATTTGAGCAAGGCCACCAGCATACAGTTGCTTTAGTGTGCCGAGCGTGCCTTTTAAAATGGGGCGGCTGATCATGTTGGTGTCAACATAGCTGTGCTGCAAGTTGCTGATCATGATGGCATCGGCATTCGGGTCGAGCGTTGCGGGCGTGCCGTGTGCGCTTTGAACTTTGCCAACGATAATTTCACGGATGGTTAACATTACTTAGCCTCCTTTTTAGTTTCTTGAGAAACTTTTTTTTCGACAGGTTTGTCGGCCTGCCGTGGGTTGTTTTTGTCGAGTCCGCCGTTTTGCGGCTTCATTACTTTTTTAGTCATGATAGTGCCTCTGTTGATGTGCCGCTGTGGCGGTAAATAATCCGCCAAATTTGCAGCTGGCGGGCTGTAGGTTGTTCTTGTGTTGATTCAATATCGGGTTCCTGATCTTCTACCAGTTCGGTGGTGATAACGAAGGCCAACCCCTGTGAAATATCGGCCATAAGGGCTGCGAATATTTCTGTTCTAATTTGATTAAGTTCTGTTTCCAGATTGGTTGTTGCTTTAACGTGACTGGTAATTAACACGCTTAAGCTGCGGGTTACATGGTTTAAGTTTCTGCTTTCATCGAGCACGGCATCGGTGCCCTGGGCAATGGTCAGTGCTGGCGTGGTGGCCAGGTTATAGGCCCGTGCACGGCTTACATTGGCACCCGTGGTGGCAAGCCCGGTTAAGGTGGTTTCAATTTGTGCCAGTATTTGTTCGGCCAGGTGCATGTTATGCGGACTCCAGGTTTAATACGCTGGTTCGGTCGCCTTTTTCTTTTTCGCGCACGGTGTACGTGCTGCCATCAATATTGATGGTGTCACCGATGGAAACCAGATCGGCATCATCGTTCATACAGCGGAAGGTAATACCACGACCATCGATGTCGAAACTGTTGTTGTACCCGTGCAGGAATATGCCCCAGATCGATTTGCCGGTGGTAAGATCCGCAGCCGTGCGAAAGTCTGTGCTTTCGACAAGGCCACGGATGTCTTTGGTGGTTGTTACTGGCATTTTATTCTGCTGGTTTTTCTTTCTTTGCTGGCAGCTCTGCCTTGCCAATTGCAATTAAATATTTTGCATCCTTTTCGCTGACTTCAGGCGTCGCGCCTACTTTGCAGGTTTTACCCTTAACCATGCATTGTTTTAATATTTTAACTTTCATGTTGTCACCTTTTAGTTATTAAACACCGGGGCTGTTATCCCGCCCCGGTGAACTTTTACGACTTACCGATTAAACCCCGCCGTTACCTACTGCGAAAGATTGAGCATGGCGAACAGCCACATCAACATCCTGCAGGGAAACAACACGAACACGACCCGAAGCAGATCCGGTGCTGGTATCGACGTTGACATCAAGACCACCCCAGAAACCGATTAACAAATCAGCCCAGTTACCAAACAGCAGGCTATTGGCTGTAACCGTATTGGATAGTGCCACGGGGTAACCGTTTGCCTGTCCGTCTTCAATTACAAAACGCCCTGAACCAGCATCCTTTGCTTTCTGCTTCATGCCACCCGCCATTGCTGCAGTAGTGAGATATGACAGGCTACCCATTAGCGCGTTATCAATAGACACTTGTGATTCAACGTCGACCACTTCGCCGAATGTTGGTGCGCCTAGTGCTGCGAAAGTTTTTGAACCGATACCCGATGTGCTCATGATGCCGGTCGGCGTGTTGCTTGTGCCGTCACCCGTAACCGCTTTACTGTCGATAGCCAGAGCTAAACGCATGGCTAATTCGTTACGGATCAGTGCCTCGATGTCCAGACTGGATTGCAGTAATGTTTTACGGCTGATTTCAGTCATGGCACCTACTGTTTTAGGTGACAATGTGACCTGATCAAAAGTCTGATCGCTTTCAGTGATATCACCATTTTCAGCTACCCAGTAGGCTGTTGAACCGGCTGTCATGCGTGGAATAGCTACATTACCCACCAAATCACGCAGGATAGTTGCCCCGAGAGCTTTGGTGACCATGGCATTTTCCAGAGTCTCGATAAATGAACCGGCCAGCACGTTGGTTGATACGGTGTTACCCGCTGAACCTGCCACGGTTAAATCACGACGCATCACATCAAGAGGCACATATAAACCTTTTGGCGTGTTACCCATTCGTTCTGCAACGGCTGCACTGACTTCAAATTCAAAACCCGCTGCACGTTGAAATGCGGCATTGTTTGGATTAGCCAGGGCGTTTAATGCACGAACAAAAGAGAAGCTGCGAGCTTCTCTATCGGTTAGACCGATTTCGGCATCGTCTGCGCTTGGGGCTGCTTTTGGTTCTGGCATGGAATCTAAAACAGCGGCTCGAAATTCATCTAATGACTTACCATTATCGATGAATGTTTTGG